GCGGTCGAACAGCGCAAGGCTGCCATCGAGGTCGAGTACCTCACGCGGGTCCACGAGATCCGCATGCGGCTGTTTGATCTCGAAACCTCGCGGATGGTGATCGAGGAAGAGGCGCAGCTCAAGCGGCTCGGCTACCGCGCTGATGAGATCCAGGCACGCATTGCCGAACTCACCGCACAGCGGGATGAGTTCCGGCGTTTCCAGCAGGAGGCCACCGACGCCGCCATTCAGGGCGCGCGCGAAACGGCGGGGATCCGTCAGGCACAGCTCATCCGCGACCACAATCAGCGCATCTTCGATTCGTTCAAGCGCCAGGCCGAGGGAGTCTTCGACGCTCTGCTCACCAAGTCGCAGTCCATCTGGTCGGCCATTGGGAATTCGCTCAAGACCGCTCTATTGACCGCCATCAAGGACGTGGTCAGCTCGCGCGTGGCCGCGATGCTGATGCAGTTGTTTACTGGAACCGGAGTCTCGCTGGCCGGCGGAGGCGCCTCCGTGGGTGGGGCACTCGGAAGGCTGGGTGGAGTACTCGGCATCGGCGCTGTGCCCGTCTTCGGCCAAAGCAGCGGCGGTGGCCCCATTCCCGGCGGTGCGGCTGGCGGTTGGGGCACTCCTCCCTTCATCCCTTCGAATGGCGGCGGTGGCTGGAGTGGATTGCTCGGCGGCTGGAAGGATTTTCTCGGTTTCGGCGGCGGTGTCCAGTACGCACCCGGTATGGCCGTGACCTGGGAAGCTGCCACCATGGGCCAGAAGTTGTCGGCTCTTGGCCGGTCCAATGCCGCGCTGCTCGGTGGTGCGACGCTTGCCCTGATGGGCGTCCAGCGCGGAGGCGTTTCGGGCCTGGCCATGACCACCGCCGGCGGCGCGATGGTCGGCTTCAAGTATGGCGGCCCACTCGGCGCGGCGATCGGGGCCGGAATCGGAGCGGTTGCAGGCTTGGTGCGGTTGTTTGTGAAGGGCGCGCAGGAGAAGGCGCGCGAGAAGATCAAGGCCACCTACGGCGTCGACATCCGCGAGAAGAACATCCTCGCCGAAGTCGTGAACATCGCCAAACAGGGCTTCGGCGGCAACCTCGACATGGCCATCCGCAGCCCGCAGATCCGCGACCTGGTCGAACTCTACGCTCTGTCGACGGGCCAGAGCACGTCGGGGCTCCCGGCCACCGTGCGCCCGGTGTCACTCCTTCAGCAAGGCGGGAGCCTCTTTCAGTCGAGTTCCGCAGGTCTGACGCTGGATCGCATCGGCAGCGGCGCGCCGTCGTCCGCGGCCGGGCCCACGGTGATCAACATCACCGTGCCCGGAGCCAAGGAGTTCTTCGAGAAGGAAACGGTGCGCGTGGTGGTCGAAAATCCGCGCGCGGTGCAATCGGCGGCGATGACGGCGACCAAGGCCAGCGCCGGCCGCCGCGAAATGACCGGGCTGCAGCTGAGTCCAGGGTTGATCCTGTCTTAAGTGTTAAGCGGCGTTTCGTGGGAGAACTTCGCGCTCGATCTTGCTCTGGAGGGCATCTTCCGCGGCGGCCAGGTCGTATTTGGCCTGGAGGTTGACCCACATCTGGGCCGAGGTGCCGAAGTAGCGGGCCAACCGCAGCGCCGTATCAGCGGTAATGCCTCGCTGGCCCTTTATGATTCCGCCGACCCGGTTCGCGGGCACGCGCAGCACCGTAGCGAGGGCGTTCGCGGTCAGGCCGGCCTCGTTCAGCAGGTCCTGTAGAACCTCCCCGGGATGGATCGGTGGCAAGCGCTTCGGCTGTTTCGTTGCCATGTTGGAGCCTCCTCCTTTCAGTGGTAATCGACAATTTCGACGTTGTGAGCGTCTCCGTCCCGCCATTCAAAGCAGATCCGGAACTGGTCGTTGATTCGGATACTTTGCTGGCCTTTCCGGTCACCCTTGAGTGCTTCCAGCCGGAGGCCAGGCAATTCGAGATCCCGGAGAGACGTAGCCGCGTCCAAGAGTTCCAATCGGATCCGAGCCGCCTTTTCGATGCTTTGAAACTTCCGGCTGAATTTCCGATCCAGCAGCAACTGCACATCTTTCTGGCGGCAGGATCGGATCATACGAATACCATATTACGACGCGCATACAACCAAGGCAATTCATGACCCGCCAGGAACTGATTGAGAAGATCGCACGGGCGATCGCCGAGATGGAGGGTTTCTACGCCATTACCGCGAAGCCAACCCTTGCCCAGAGGAATGCAAACCCGGGCAACATCCGCCAGTGGCGCGATGCGCGCGGCCGGCCGTATCCCACTCATCGCGGCTATGTCGACTTCGTCGCGTGGGCGTCCGAGCGGTTTTCCGGCGCCTCGCGCGAGGAGATGAGCCGGCGGGCGATCGAGGAAGGCTGGCGCATCCTGCGCGTGCTCGTCGGGCAGTACCTCGACGGGAAGTACACACAGGGCGAGCCGCCAACAGTTGAGGAGATGTTTCGGGTGTATGCGCCCTCGGCAGACGGCAATCATCCAGCGAACTACGCGCGCTTCGTTGCCAGTAAGATCGGGGTGCGCCCCGACCAAAGGCTTCTCGACCTGGTGACCGTCTGATGCCCGGCTCGGTTCAGAACGCGGCGCCGCTCACCGTTCTGCCGGCAAGCCTCTCGCGCGCCTTCGTTCACGAGCGCGAGTACCCGGCGCTCGACAACGAGTACCGCAACGGCGAATCGCAGCGGTCCGTCCAGGCGACCAACAGCCGCAAACGCTGGCGGCTGGCGAAGCGGCTCACTCCAGCGCAACTCGCGGTCCTCCGCGATTTCGTTGACGCCCGCAAAGGTTCGACCGAGCCGTTCTACTTTTACGACCCGTATGAGACGAGCCCGAGGTTTTCGCACGACCCGACCGGCCAGGCCGTTGCGGGCAGGTACACCGTGCGCTTCGTAAGCGAATGGAGCCAGGCCGCGTCGCTCGGTCGCACGGACGTCACCTTTGAACTGGTCGAAGTGGCATGAGGCGGCTTCACTCCACGTACCTGTTGCGGCGTTGTCTTGCGTGTGCTAACTCTGGCAAAAGAAGCAGAGTGGGCGTCATGGGCAGCTCCGCGGCAGACACGGGGCAGGTCGTTACGCGGTCATTGCTCCAACTGCTCCATTGCGGAAATGTCATCGGCTTGAAGGCCACCGCTGTGAACTGGGAGGACCATGCAAATGGCTGTCGCGATTACGGGAGATGTTCCTGGGCAGACGCGGGAAGGTTACGAGCAGACCATCCAGGTTCTGGGCGGCCTGCTCAAAGGTGCGCCTGGGTTCATAATGCACTACGGCCATCCGATCGAGGGAGGATGGCGCATCGTCGAAGTGTGGGAGTCATCGAAGGACGCGGCGGAGTGGTTCGCGAACTACGTCCGGCCAAATCTGCCTGCTGATATCAAACCTCAACGCCACGTCCAAGAGTTGCACACACTGATTTGCCGGTAACCTTCTCCCGGCAAGGCGTAAACGAGCGGGCCCCAAAATGGTCTCCGCCGTGGGCTGGACTCCCGTTCTCTGCTCTTAGGCGGCGGGCGAACTGTCCCACGGTCCACTCGCGGACTTGGATTCGATGCCGTGAGTGGGCCGAGCGCGGGGATTAGCCGCGTCGGGATCGTCCACGCTGACCGGCCGCATTCCCTGACCAAGCTGATCCGAAGTTCGAGAAGAATGCCCGACTACATCGGCAACATCGCGGTCCCCGAGATCGCGCCGAGCGGGGTGTTCCCGCTCGTGCCGGACTATCCGCTCGAGGTGCGCCGCGACCGTGAGGTCGTCGTGCACCAGTTCGGCAGCGGCAATGCCAAGATCGAACAGCGCTTCCTCCTCGGCACGGGCGCGCGGCGCTTCACCATCCGCAAGCAATGGCTGCGCGATGCCGAGCGCATCGCCCTGCGCAACTTCTGGGAGTCGAAGTACGGACCATACGGAGCGTTCACCTACAGCGCTCCGGACGAGAACGGAATCGGGACCACGCCCGTCATCTGCCGCTTCGCCAACGAACCGCTCTCCTGGGAGATGGTCGCCGACTGGGCCTGCTCTTTCGGCGTGACGCTCATCGAAATCCCCCAGAGCAGTCCCTCGTATCCGCTGAACCAGATCGTCCACCGCTTCCCGCCCGCCGCGCTCCAGAGCGCGCTGCTCGCGCAGGTCCAGGAGATCATCCCGCTTGTTCGCATCCAGCCGCTCGAGTCCGGTTATCCGGCCATCCATGTCTCCGACCGTCGGTGCACCATCGGAGGCCAACTCTACCAGGCGCGGCTCGTCGAGTTCGACGGCATCGCGCAGTCCATAGGAAACGAGTCCGACGAGGCGCAGTTCGTCTTCGGCAACGCCGACCGCGTCATGCGCGATCTGGCTAACGACGTCGACTTCTTCCGCGCCGAGATCGCCTTCAGCCTCTTCCACGTCGCAACTGGCATCAAGCTCGACCTCTGGAAGGGCAACATCGTGAACTGGGCCTGCGACGCCGGTCCTGAGTTCCGCGTCACCGCCGCCGACGGCCTCTACGAGCTCAATCTGCCCTACCCGACGCGCAAGATCTCCCGCACCTGCTGGAAGCCGTTCAACTCCGGGGCCTGCCCGTTCTCCACCCAAGGCGCCCTCGATCTGGTCCACTTCCCCGATGCCGATCCCACGCGCTGTGACAAAGGCTTCGACACTCCCAACGGCTGCCGCGCCCACGGCATGAACGACTACTACGGCGGCATCCTGGCCAAGCCGCAGGGCGTGCGCATCAAGGACAACTCGACCGGCGTCTGGGGATTCGGCCGCTCGACGCTCACATCCGTCTCGCTGGTCGCCGACTCGATCTACGACCAGGTCCTGCCCGAGATCTACACCGACTCTCCCATGCCCGTGAATGCCAAGATCGCTTCGGGCCGCGACGAAAGCGACTTCTACGCCGCCGTAGGGATAGTCGGCGAAGGGCCGCTGGGCGCGTATGGAACGGGCCACAAGCTCGACGGGCAGTCTCATCACGGCTATCCTGGCTCGCTCGGACTGATGACGAGTCTCGGCACCGACCCGAATCCGGTGACCTTCGGATTCGATACCGACTCAGGCCCGGAGCGCGCGGCCGGCACGGCCTTCCTCATGATCCGGCGGTCCGACGCCAAGGGATTACAACTCTCGCGCCTGAGCGAGCATGCGATGGAAGCCGTCGTCGCTCAGGGGCTCGGCGGCTGGGTGTGGACCTCACCCGGCGTGCGCGTCTACGGGCCGCCGCTGACCAACCCCATCTGGATCGCCGTCAACATGCTCCTGCGCGCCAGAGGCCTGCGCCTGGGTGGGGGCGCCACCACCGAGCAACTCGATTTCGCAGAGACCCTGTTTGACGTCGATGCCGCCATCGCGGCGGCGGCGATCTGCGACGAGCAAGTTTCGAAGCTGGTCGGCACAGGCACGGAGACCCAGTTCAAGTTCCGCGGTGTCCTCCAGGAGGAAAAGCCGCTGCGCGACTGGCTCCAGGAAGTCCTCATCAATTGCCTGGGCTACTACACCTTCTCGAACGGCAAGCTCAAGCTCGGTGTCCGCGTGAATTCCTCGGCGGTCGAGGCGTTCACGGAAGGCAACATCCTGTTCCGGAGCCTGCAACTCGCGCCGCTCAAGCCTGCCTTCAACCATCTGACGGCCAACTTCGCCGACGAGGATTTCGAGTTCGTCGCCAACTCCATCTCGCTTTACGACATCGACCACGCGACGCTCATCGGCGGCGGAGCGGGTCCGCTGTTCCTGAAGTCGACAGTGAATCTCTCCGGCACGGCGTCGAAGTCCCAAGCCGCGCGGATCATTACCGTGCGCTTGCGCGAGGAACTGGGCGGCATCACGCCTGAGGAGTGGAAGAAGGCGCGTCAGATCAGTTTCCGCACAACGGTACTGGCGCTCAACACCGAGCCCGGTATGGTCTGCTCGCTGACGCATCCGGACATGCCCGGCGGCGCGGGCGAATTCCGGGTGACCGGCTGGCGGTTGAGCCGCGACTACTCGATCGACATCCAGGGCCGCACGACAACGGACTCGATGTACGACCTGGTCGCAGGCCCGAAACCCGCCGACGTCGTGCCCGAGCCGCCCGCTGAGGAAGTGCTCATCGACACGGGTGTCCCCGGCGTGCTGAACGGCGTTCCCCGCCTGGGTGACTACGGAACGTTCGCCATCGACGACATGACGGTGGAAGCGGACGCCTCCGGAAACGCCAACATCGTCGGCGCGCACGAGATCACGCTGGCGCTTTACTACGTGGACGAGCTGACCACCGATCTCTGGGCGTCCATCGACACTGGCATTGACGCCGCGACTGACCCCGTCACCGTGGTCTGCACCGTCAACCCCGATACGCAACGGGTCTTCCGGGTAGGCGACTTCGTCGTCTTCAATGACGAGTCCGCTGACCCAGCGAACCCTGGCCGGCGGTCGTATGAGTGCGCCCAGATCATCGGCCCCGGCGCGCCCGGCGACGCCGTGCCGAGCGGCGAGTTTCACCTGCAACGCGCCTACCCGGGCGTGCCCGAAGGGCAGGCGACCTTCGGCACCCTGCGGTGCGCGCATCTCGCCGGCATGCGCTTCTACAAGCTCGACCAAAAGACGTTCACCTTCAGCGTCCGCAAGGGGTTCTTCCGCACACCAGACTTGCCCGCGAGGATCGAGGCGAAGCTCCCGAGCGCCTGCATTGTCGCGGCGCTGGCCGGTGTGGCGAACCATTTCGGCTACGGCCCCTTCACGGTCTTTCCGCTCTCGCGCCACAACGAGCCCTACATGCCGGGCTTGCGCACCTGCAACGGCGGCGCCTACACTTTCCAGGTGCCTGGCCCGCTTACCGTGCAAGAGAACGTCGTCATCCCGATGAAGGTGCAGGACGCCGCCTCGATCCGCTGCGTCTACGCCTACCTCCAGCGGGGCACGACAGATGGACAATCGGCGTTCCTGGTGAAGATCAGCCGCGATGGCGGCGCGACATGGGAGCCGCTTGAGTACATGGGCATCGCGCAGGCACTGCCGGACGCCTACAAGACCACCTACGACTTCCTGGTGAACAATGAGGGCCTGGGACTCCCTGCCACGCGCCGCCTGCCCTATGCCGACTACGGCCTGGTGCTGATCTCGGCAGTAACCGCCGGGCCCGATCCCCAGATGTTGCAGACCGCCTCCTACGGCGCGAACCGGCTCGGCCTTCTAGCCGGCAGCTTCGTCTTCCTCGATCCCGGCGGCGTGAACGAGGAGTACGTCCGCGTGATTAGCGTCGATCCGGAGAATCAGACGTTCCAGGCGATCGTGACCAAGGACCACGCCGTAGGAGAGCGCATCCGGCCCACGATCTGGCCGACGTCGGTGCTCTTCGAAGGTGACGACTTGGCCTTCGATATCCTGGCCGTCGCGTCGCCCGATCCGGGCAGCGACCTCACTCTGGTCATCCAGACTTAACTCTGACTTAACTCACGGCAACCGGCGACTTCAGTCAAACAAGATCGACATCCAGTGCGCCTGGCGCAACGGGGTGCGTCGCCGGTCGCCGCGCCGCAGGTCCAGGTGTTCGCCGTCGTATTGCAGAAGGTCCAATTCGTGAGACGTGAAGCGGTGCTCATCGCGAGGGTTGAACATGACCACTTCTTGGGCGTCCAGCTCGATGTGTGGCCGAACGAAGAATAGGTTATAGGCTTCGCCGTTCGGTTCGTAGAGAAACCGCTCGATGCCGACGACTCCAGTAGGGACATCCCGATTTAGGGACTGCAGGGAAACAGGGTAATGTCCGCGGCGCTGCCGGAAGGACTCGATCTCGGTGATGAGTGGGACGCTATGTTCAATGGCGCGGTCCCGGCTCCATTGCGCGGCTCGCGGGAGCACTGTGGCGTCAAAAGTGACGAGGAGAATTGGAAGCAGCGCAAGGCGGAAGGGGAGCGAGTACCCTCCGTCATCGACGGGAACCGAGCCGAATCGCACGCGGCGGTACGCGCGCCAAATGAACGCTGCGGCGCCAATCCCAAGAATCACGCCAATGGCCAGTTGGTTGACGGCCACAGCGGAAACCGCGGTTACAAACGCGATAAGCCCCGCCAGCACCAACGCCGTTCTGTGCCAAAGCCTGGACTGCCGGCGGTTGATCATCCAAGCCAAACCGACTGGCGACAGAAGCAGGCTCGCATAGCTGGCAGCCCGGGTCAGGAACGAGAGCGTCGCAGCCGATGCGTCGAACCGGCCGGGGAGGTAGGGCAGCAGCATGGCCGCGCACAGGATTGCGACCAGCAGAATCGTGCTCAACACGGCCAGTTTGCGGGTTGACATAGCGACAGGATTTACCCCGAACCAGACCTCCGAGTCAAGCGATCGCTGTTAACGCGGGTCTCCAAATCGATGTCGGCTCCCCTTCTCCTCTTCGACCCCCGCCGCACCGTCCAGATCCAGGGCTTCTCCGGCCGCGCGGCGACCACCACGCTCCACGACGCCACTGAGACCGTCTTCCAGATCTCGGGCATCTTCCAGGCGGCCGAGGACTTCGCCAACGTCCAGCTCTTCTCGGCCCACGACTACTTCAATCACCTCCGTTTGAAGCCACTCCCGATCACGGATCTCCCTGGTCTGACCCTCCAGTACGACATGGAAATCCTGCCGGTCAACGGCGAGGAGGGCAACGTCCGGCCGGACTGTGTTCGCTACGCCTCGGTCGGCTGGGATAAGCTCACGATCACCACCGGCGCGGACGATATCTACGAAGTCCCGTTGATGCAGCATGCGTCGGTTGTCTCGGGAGACTACGCTCCCGGCGGCTTCGGCTTTTCGCTCCATGATCGAGACGCCGATACGCTTGAAGAGCTGCTCATTGGCCAGCCTACGCCGGCCCTCACGGACAAGGCCTACTTCTACTTCATGGGCACGCGGTGGTCCTGCTCTTCGGCCGAGGCTATTGCGTTCTGCAACCTTGAAACGCGGCTGCTCAACAATATCGGCGCGCCCAACGTGCCTTCCTGCGAACAGACCATCTGGTGGCAGGACGACCCGAACTTCTGGCACTACCTGCTGGTGAACAACGGCGGCGCTGGTATCCAGGAGGCCGGCGCGACCGACGCCGCCGACATCGCCGCCCGCCTGGCCTCGATGGTGGGCATTTCGAGCTGGCTGGTGGACTGCACTGCCTCGGGTAACGTCATTACTGTCACCCTCGAGCCGGGCGTGAACGGCCCGGTCGAAATCTCGACCAACAGCGGCTCGGCGCCCGCCACGCTGAGCCGGTCCGTGCCGGGCATCTACACCGCCGAAGTCGCCTCCTCGGCTGAGATCCGTGTGGGCGACTACATCGGCGTTGACATCGGTAGCGCCAACGACGAGGTCGTCAAGGTCCTGGCCGTTGGGCCGGGCACGTTCACAGCGTACTTCACGAAGCCTCACTACGGGAAGCTCCACAACATTCAGTGCCGCGTGCTGCCGCGGGCGCGGCATTTCGGGCGGGTGCTGAAGAATCGCATGGTGGACGCGCCGGCTCCCGATTACGGCGAGCAACCCAGCAGCCTCGCCGCAGAGCAGTTCACCACGACGAACACCTCCTGCGAACTGAAGCTGCGGTTCGTGGGGCCGTTGGGCCAGTACGGACGCGACGCCAACGGCATGCCTGTGCGCGTTTCTGTGGATGGCCAGAACAAGATCGTCCGGATCGAAAAGAACGACGATGCGTTCGGGGCGACTGCGCACGCCACCGCCGTCTCGGGTGCGAGCAATGACCGCATCTATCGCTTCACCTTCCCTTTTGCCATGCTCTCCGGCTACCGGAACGGAGACCGCAACGCGCTTGTGCCCGTTCCCTCGAGCGACATCGTGAAGGTCCACCTGACCTTCGCGCCGCGCTTCGAAGATGTCGAATACGGACTGGCCGCGGGCGGGCTCCTCAAGGAGGGTGTGACGGAAACGCCCGCAGGCACGGAAGAGGAATGGCACGTTGTAGATGCCGAAGCCATGCTCGCCGGCCTCAAGTACTACGTCGGCACGGCGAGCGCCGAGGAGCGAATCACCTGCCTCGCCAACTTCGGCCTGGTCCAGCCCGACCCGGAAGATCCTGCCACCTGGTATTACCGCCTCCTGGTTCGCCGCGGCGAGGACTCTTCAATGCCGCAGGCTTGGCCGCCGGGCACGCGCATCCAGCGCATCTCGACCATCACCGGCACGCGCTCCGACATTGAGTGGCAGGTGAAGATCTCGAATCTCACCGTCACTGGCGACAGAACACTCAAAGTCGGCGGCAATGCACCGCGCATCGAGGAGTCTGATGGCAGATGCGCACACGAGGGCTACTGGGAAGACTACCGATACGGCGTGGGATGGCCCACGCAGTGGTGGTCGTTCGGACATGCGAAGCGCTGCGCACCCACGAGTCCCGCAGATCTGCGGCGCGTGACCATCAGCTACTCCTACCCGCGCGAGCACGATCTCTACCTCGGCACCTGGCTCGGCCGCGACGCGGGCCGGATCGAGGTCACGATCGACAGCGGCGCGCCCGTCGTCCATGACCTGTACCTCAACGACTACAACGGCCTCGCGGCGATGAAGAAGCTCGCCGCCGCGCTGCCTGGCGGGACGCACACGGTCGAGATCCGCGCGCTGTTCTCGAAGCACCCGGCGAGCAACGGTTATTACTGCTACTTCGACTACCTGTGGCCCCTGGAACCCCAGGACCCACCCGAACCGCCGAAGGTTTATCCCGATGTCTCCCTTGCCATCGACTTTGACACCGACCACGGCTACAAGAAGCCGCCCGCCTGGCACGTCTGGCACCTGAAGCAGCTCGGCTTCATGGGCCACGCCGACGTCTACATGGGCGTCTTCTGGAACAACAAGCGCCGCCGCATCGAGGCGACATACCCGAACTGCACTGTAAGCATCGGCGCATGGGAAGTGGATCAGCCGCTGTGGATCAATCTCTCCGGCACGACGCTCTATTTCTCGCCCGGTGCTGGACTCGCCACAGAGGACATTGCCGCGCACCTGCGCGCGATGATCAACGTCACCTTCCCCGGCGTCTGGTGCACCAGCGATGGCGGCTCGATCCATATCCGCTCCCGCGCGCCAAGTTACACCTTCTCGATCTCGTCCAGTCCGCAGTTGAGCATCTCGCAGGGCACACCAGCTCTCGATGAGCCGGGCGCCGAGGGCGACTGGGAGATGATCGACACCATCTCACCTGTGATGACCCACGGCGCCCGGAACTGGATTCGCGACCTGGCGCGGGAGTTCAAGCAGGCCGGCATCGATGCGAGCTTCGCCTTCTCGATGGAGTGCTACCTGCCGCCGATGGCCATGGCCTCGCGCCACTGGGATGGCGAGCCCGTCTTCCTGCCCATTCCGTCCCACCAGATGCACTTCGGCCCGCGCGTGCGGAACTACTTGAAGCAGATGTACAAGGAGTGCGCCGACGAGATCGCGGCCGCGGGTCTGCCCGTCGTGCTCCAGTTCGGCGAAACGCAGTGGTGGTACTTCCCGAACGCCTCCGGCATGCCATTCTATGACGACGACACCAAGGCGGCGTTCCAGGCTCGCTACGGCCGGCCTTTGCACCGGTTCTTGGCCAACACGGACTCGCCCAACGACGACATCGAAGCGGCCGACTTCCTGCGCGACCGGATCTGGGAGTACTGCGCCGAAGTCATCAGCTACGTCCGGCGGTTCCATCCTTCGGCGGTGTTCGAGTGCCTCTGGCCGCTCGACGCCAACCAGGGCAAGCCCGCGCCGGACCCGGCGTTTCGCGCGCTCAACTTCCACGTCAATCTGCCCAACGAGTGGAAGACTTCCGGCTACGGCGTGAAGTACTTCCGTGCGGAGGGTTTCGATTACGACGTCTGGCAGAAGAACGCACGGCTCATGCGGCAGGCGCTCGAGTTCCCGCTGAAGCTCGGCCGCCCGGCGTCCGAGTGCATGTACCTGGCCGGAATCTACGGCCCGCCGGACCCGCCGATGCGCGAGGCCTATGGCATGTGGCGCAACCGCGGGTTGTACTCGTTCTGCTTCTGGGCCTTCGACCAGTTCTGCCTGAACTCGCGGCCCGTCCCGCTGGAAGTGCCAGCGCAGTCCACGGCGACGCTTGTCTCCTATCGCCGGCCGCGCGCGGCGCGCTCGCCCGAAGCACCTGTCGCCGTGGCCTATGCGCCTGAGCCGAGCAGTCGCCTGAATACGTTCCGCTTGAACGCGCGGAGGTTGAATGGATGAGCAACTACCCGAACGCCATCGACGATGCATCGAGCCTCTACTCGCCCGCGGATGCTTTCTTGGCAAAGCCGCTCGAAACGATCACCACCATGCCGGTCTACGCTGGCGACACGACGATCAGCGTTGAGTCCACCGGCGTGGGCTTCCCCGACGAGTACGGGATTCTTTCGATCGACGACGAGTTGATCGTCTACACGGGCAAGACCGCCACGCAGTTCACCGGCTGCCAGCGCGGCGCGTTCGGCACCGTGGCGGCGCAGCATACCTCTGGCGCCACCGTGCGCGCCAACATGGTCTCGGCATATCTGAAGGCGCTTCAGGAAGCCGTCATCGCCATCGAGCAGGAACTCGGCGCGGCGTCGAACCGGAATTATGTCCGCAAGGACGGCCCGGTGACGATCACCGGCGCGAAGACCTTCGTCGACGGCGCAGAGTTCGGCTCCGGGAATAAGGCCGCCACGGGCCTGGTGCGCCTGCCCAACTCTGGCGCGGTGAAGTGGCGCAAGGCTGACGGCTCGGGCGATCTGGGCCTCGCGCTGAACGCCAATGACCACCTGGTCGCGGACGCAGTCATCGACTTCGCGCCCGGGCAGACCTTCGGCGCATTCTCCTACCCGGATGCTGGCTACGGCAACAAAGGCATCGTGCAGATTGACCCAGCCGGAGGGCTCGCCGTCGAGTCGGGGGTGCTGTCGATGGCACCGTCCGGCGTGTCGCCAGGCACGTATCCGAAGGTCACCGTGGATGCCAAAGGGCGCGTGACTGCGGGCGCGAACCTCGCGGCAAGCGATCTGCCCGGTCACACGCACACGGCCACCGACATCGTGAGCGGGGAGCTTCCGCACAAGGTCCAGAAGGACGGCGCCGACGTCGGGACGCGCCGTGCGCTCAACCTCATCCAGGGGACTCGCGTCTCGCTGGCTGCCGCCGATGACCCAGCCAATGACCGTGTCAGCGTGACCATCAGCTCGAGCCCACCAGAAGCAGGCGAAATCACGAACGCCCTCGGCTACGTCCCGGCCAATCGCGCGGGCGAGCACTTCTCCGGACCCGTCGACTGCGGCCCGCACCAAACCATCGGCGGCCCGATCGAGAACATGGCGAAGCACTCTGAAGACTTCGCCGCTACCGTCTGGGACAAGAACGGCGGCTCTTGCTCCGTCACATCAAACGCCGTCATCGCACCGGACGGCAACCAGACCGCCGACGTGATCACCGCCGTCACCACGACGCCTGTCATCCAGCAGCAGATCGCCGGCCTCGACGACGGCGGTACGTACACCTTCTACATCTGGGCCCGCGTCCCCTCTGGCACTCGCAAGGTCTCGCTCGCCATCGTCGACAACCCCTACGCCGCCTACCTGGCCGGACCGACGCAGATCACCATCACGACCTCCTGGCAGCGCTTCAAGATCACCGGCACGCTGGCGACGGGCCGAACGGGCCTGTGGATTGTCGTCCGCCAGCATGCCGCCAACGGCGACGACTGGACCACCGGCGACATCCACCTCTGGGGCGCCTGTCTCCAGCAGGGGGACGATCCGCAGAAAGCCTACGCCCGCACTTGGGCTTCGCAGACGCCGCACAGCTCCTCGGGTGTCGCGGTTGGCCCCACCGTCATCGCCGCACCAAACAACGCCACGTCGCCCCTCAAGATCCACGGCCCCGGCTCCAACCTTGCCGACAGCACCCTCCTCGAACTCACCGCCAATGGAGAACTCATCCTCGCCGGCGGCTCCGGCAACGGCTACCGTTTCGCCGAACTCGGTCCCTCCAACAACCCGTCCGGCTGGTCGGGGGTCATCAAAGTGAAGACCCCGGCTGGGGCCACCCTCGGCTACGTCCTGGTCTACACGAACCCTTAG